GCCGTCCTCGCCCGCCATCGCGGCAAGACCCCCAGCCAACTTGCAGACCTGATGCGATTCAAAGGCGAGCCGCGCATCAGCGCCAAAGCCATCCGAGCCCTCCTTGACAAGCCCCCGCACAATAAAAGGTAGATGCCCGATGACCAAACCATAGTCGAAGGCGATGCTGGATTTATCGGCATGGCCTCCCGCTTGAACCCGCTGCAGTTGCAAGCGGGCATGGTCCAGTATTGCGAAAACATGCGCCTCGATCGCGGTGTGGCGCAAACGCGCAAAGGCGCGAAGCGGCTGGGAGAATCCATCGGCTACATTGGCGAGGCGCTGACCATTCCTTTCCAGCTCGGCACGGACAAAACAATCTCCTCACTGACTCGCGGCGGCAGCGGCAACCTCACGGCCACGGCCACTCTCGCCGCGCATGGCTACGCCACCGGAGACCGTATCAACATTCGCGGAGCCTCGCCTGAGCAATACAACGGCGACTTCTACATCACGGTCACGGGCACGAATACCTTCACCTACACGATGGCTGCCGACCCCGGCGCAAACGCCACCGGCACGCTTGTGGCCAACAAGGGGCCGATCGTTCAAACGACCTACACCGGCGGCATCATCGGCGCTGGCATTTACTCCTCGCCGCGCCTGGATAATTCCAACGAATACATCGTCCTTGCCGGGCCGAACTCTGTTTACCTCTGGCGCGACGGCGCGAATCTCCAGACGATCCAGCTTCCCAATACCGACACGCTGGTCGCTGGCGATGACATCGAGGTCATCCAAGCCTTCGACAAACTCTACCTGCTGCGCACCCGCGAGGAGTCGTTGATCCGCCTCCAGACGCTTACGCAGACCAGCGGCACGGCCACAGCCACCACGCTAGGCACGCACCCCTACCAGACTGGCGAGGTCGTCCGCATCAGTGGGGCAGGGGAGGCGGGGTATCTGGCCGACTTCACGGTGACGAGGATTTCCTCCACGCAGTTTTCGTTTTCTGTTCCCTCCGCCACAGGGGCCAGCGCCACCGGCACGATCATTTCGCAGCGGGTGCAACCGGCCCTGGTCTGGGATGGCATCCTTGGAAACAACTTCGCCCGAGTGCAGCAGGGCTCGCATCCCCTAGGCGTGACCTACTCGCATCTCCCGAGCACCAGCATCGCCACCTACTACAACAACCAACTCGTCATCGCCCGCAACCGCGACGAGGTGCTGATTTCCGATGTCTTCGACGCGGAGACTTACGATCCAGTGAGCAAGGCATTCCGCGCTAATTCGGGATCGAACGACTACATCGTGGCGCTGCACCCTTACGCCGAGGGGCAAATGCTTGTTTTCTGCCGAAAATCCATCTGGCTCGCCACGGCGGCCATCGGCACGGATGGCGTCTCGATTGACCCCGCCGCTTCCAGCCTGCAACTCCTCACCGACGAGATCGGTTGCTCGGCCAAGCGCAGCATCGCCACCGCAGGCGTGTATGTGTTTTTCCTTTCGGACAACGGCGTTTACCGGTTGGACAATCAATTCGACCTCAAGCTGCGCGGCAGCACGCAGACTCTCTCGGACCCTATCGCCGACCTCATCGCCGAGATCAATGCCCCGGCAGCGCACCTCAGCAACGGCATTTATTTTGCCAACCGCTACTACCTCGCCGTGCCGCTCGGCAACAGCACCGAGCCAAACGCACTCTTCGCCTTCAACATGCTGAACCAGAACTGGGAGACCAAGGACATCTACGGATTCCCGCTGAACCGCCTGCTTGTCTCGGACTACGGCACACAGCGCCGCCTCTTTGCCGCAACCACCACCGGCAAGCTCTTCCTCCTCGATGAGCAAGAGACCGGAGCCGACGATACCCAAAGCGGACTTGGAACCACCCCTGTCCTTGGCAGTCTCCTAACCCGCCGCTACGGCTGGGGCACCCTCAACGCCAAACGCCTGACCCGCACCAAGGCCAGCGTCGTCCTGCCCGCTGGAAGCGCCTGCACGCTCGATGCGGTGACGACGGATTTCGACGCTGATTTCCAGATCGCCTCCTTGGTGAACACCACCGCCGACCAAGAGGACTACACACTGAAGGCTCCGCTGCGCTGCAAAGCCACGGCCTTGGACCTGAGATTCCGCACCACCTCCGGCCGCCCCATCCTCCGCACCCTCACCGCCGAGGCGACAATCAACGGGCCGGTAAGCGCCGAAACCCGAACCTTAAACTAACCACAGAGGACACAGAGAACACAGAGGACGCCTCTTAATCCTTAAAACTTAAAACTCCAAAATGGCAACCGTCACCCCAGGCTACACATTTACAAACGATGAAGTCGTTACCCCAGCAAAGCTCAACTCGGCGGCAACGCCAGTGGTGGCCCTCGCAAATAACGAGGTGACAACTTTAACAATCGCCGATGGCGCTGTCACTCAAGCCAAGCTCAACTCCACCGTTACGCTTGTTCCGACTGGAGCCATTATGCCGTTTGCCATGAACACCGCGCCAAGTGGATGGCTCGCAGCCAATGGATCGGCAGTGTCTCGCACGGCCTTTGCCGCTCTCTTTGCAGCCATCGGGACAACTTACGGTGCTGGCGATGGTAGCACCACATTTACCCTTCCTGACTTGCGTGGCTATTTCGTTCGAGGATCAGGCACGAATAGCGATGGCGTTGCCGCTGGCACTTTTGGAGCCAAGCAAGCCGATGGACTGATCAGCCATACGCATTCTGGCACCACAGGAAATGACTCCCCGGATCACTCGCATGGAGTCGCAAATTTTGAAACTAATTTTGATCAAGTGGGCGGAAGTAGGCCAATAAGTCTAGGGGGTGTATTTAATACAGACTTTACAAAAGGAACAGGGACAGGATATTATAGTGTCAACACAGCAGGTGCCTCCACCCGCCACCAGCACGATTTCACTACCTCCAGCCAATCCCCCGCAGGCACCACCGAAACCCGCCCGCGCAACATCGCCATGTTGTATTGCATCAAAGCCTAATGCTCCCCTGGGAACGAGCCCGCAACTGGCATGACGAACACACCACCGAACCATTCGAGTCCCTCCTCGCTTGGCACATGGCCCACGGCCTCGTTTTCAACACCCCGCAAGTCTTCCTCCTCGCCCACGAAGTCCACTACTCACCAGACACCAACACCATGACCTACGACCTCCCCCCAAACGCCTGGTTCGTCGAACTCGCCGCCGCGACCAACCACGCGAATCCCGTCCGCGAATTTCTCCGCGTCGCCACGCACCCCCAAGAGTGGGCCATCTGGCACCGCCGCAATTCCTTCCAACCCCACGCCTACCCATGGGCCAAACTCGCCCGCCGCGTTGGTCTTGTTGAAGGGAGGGTGTCCTAATGGGCGGCGGAGGAGGGGGCAGCAAGCCCAAGAAAGAGACGCCGCCACCACAGGCGCAGCCGATTGACTACGGCAAAATGATGGCAGAATCGCGATCAGCCGCTAAAGAAGACTACCGCGACCAGCTCAACGCGCAGATCGAAGCCTATCCGAAACTTGAATCCCTTCAGCTCGGCACGATTGGCAAACTCTCCGATAGCCTCTCTGGCAACAACAACGCCTACACCCGCCGCGCCACCGACCAGCTCATCGCCGCCGAAGACCAAGCCACCCAACTCGGCCGCATCGGCGACTACACCGAGCAGCTCGGCTACCAAGCCGCGCAAGACCTCGAAGGCACCGACATCGAGCGCGAGCTTGGCAGCCAAGCCCTCCGCGATCTCCAGCTCGGCCGCACTCTCAGCCCCGAGCAGGAACGCCAAGCCACCCAGCAAGCCCGCGCCGGGATGTCCGCCCGTGGCCTCGGAGTCGGCAACGCCGCCCTCGCCGCCGAAATCCTAAACCGCGACGCCTACGCCAGCCAGCGCGAAGCCGAACGCCGGAACTTCGCAGGCTCCACCAACCAAATGCTCGTCGGCAACCGCGCCAACCGCATCGGCATGGTCGGCAACATCCTCGGCCAAAGCGCCAACACGCGACAGAACCAAGCCAACCTCCGCACCGCCCTGGCCGGAGCCAATCTCACGGTCGATCCCTACGCTCGCGCTCTCGCCCCTGGCGCTGGCATGGGCTCCAGCACCCTCGGCCAAAGCGGCCAGATGATCGGAAACACCTACAACTCCGCCAACCAGATGGCCGGAAATGTCGCCAGCTTCAACGCCAACATGCTCGATAGCCGCTACAACTCCTACATGAACAACAACGCCGCTCTGCAAGGCGCCGGACTTCAAGCCGGTGCTGCAAGAGCTGCCGGACAATCCTCCATGATCGGCCAGCTCGGTGGCGGAGGAATGGCCGCCGCTGGATCAATAGGCGGGGCGATGATTCTCG